GCACTATATGGATCAATGTAAACTTTAAATTTACCATTTAATACACCAGCGAAAGTATTTCCTGTGTCATCAACATTTAGGTTTGTAGCAAGAGCAGGAGCGTAATCTAATACACCACTCATTTGAAGTGCAGAAGCAACATCAGCTGAACAGATAATCATATTACCTTTTCCTCTTCTTGTTAATTGACCAATCGCATTAGCATCTCTCTCTAATTGAAATAATAGTCCTTTGAATTTCTCAACTGACCATCTACCATTAGAGTCTGTGTCAAGATCAAAAATACCAGCAGTTGTAGTATTAACTTGAGCACCTGCTTTTGCAGTTGTGTAGATTGTTCTAACAACTTCTCTATTGATTTCCGCAAGGATTTCAGAAGATAGGATGTTAGCAAGTTCTGTTTCAGCGTCTAAACCGTGGATTGCTTTTAAGTCTTGAGCAAGTTCCATAGTGTATTCAGCTTTAAGAGCTCTTGATTTTGCAGTAACCGTAACTTTATCGATTGAGAAAGCCATTTCAGCAAACTCGTCAGAACCATCACCAAGCGTTTCTGCTTGTGCAGTTGACATACCATCACCAGTAGTGTAAGTACCAGCAGATGGACTATCGTTTAAAGTTGCAGGGTTAGTACCAGCTTGTACAGAAGTTGAACCTGTATCAGACGCAGCATCTCTTGATGAAAAATCAGAATCAGCTTCGTTGAATAGTGCTTCAGCACCTGCTTGTGAACCAAATCTTGACTTCATAGCGAAGATAAGACCAGTAGGTCCAGTCATAGGTTGAACACCACAGATGTCGTAAGCAATAAGGTTAGGCATTGCTCTTCTAACAAGTGATATTAAAACAGGATCCCAATTGTCAACAGATGAACCAGTTGCGTTAGCCGGTGCAGCTTCTGACATAAACGATCTGTCTTCTCTAACTGCTTTTTCTTGGTTTTCAAGAATTACAGTTGTCACAGCTCTTTTGTATGCGTCACCGATTTTTGGTAAATCAGGATGCTCCAATACTGGCTGCCATTTGTCTTGTAAGTTTTCAGTAAGATACATTTTTATCTCTCCTAAGTTTTAAATTATTAAAGCTTAACAGCTTTAAGGTTTTTAGTAATAGCGGCTGTATATGCAGCCATAGCATCGGTATTGCTCTCAATTGGAGCGTTAGCCGCAACTGTATCAACTTCATCTTTCGAAGCAGTTTCAACAATCTTTGTTTTAGGGAAGTAAGACTCTTTAATAGTTTCTAACTTTTCCTTAAACTTGTCAGCACCATCGTACTCAACATTCTCAGCCATCTTCTCGAATTTTTCTTTTTCTGTATCAGCTAAATCTTTTGATAACTCATCAATCGCTTTTGCTTTTGCAGATTCAGAAACTTGTTTAGTTAAATCAACATTTTTTGCAATCTGATCATTTAACTTGCCTTCAAGTGTTTTAGTCTGGTTTGTTAGGTCGTCTAGTACATTGTATTTTTCTTCTGGAACATCAATATAATGTTCTTTGAATAAGTCTTTAAGACCAGTAATAAAGTCTTCAGCAATTTCAGTTCTAATTCCTCTTTCAACTGCTAATTCATTTTCTTTCATCCATTCTTCAACAACATAGTTTAGGTATGAGTCAACTTTTTCGACCATAGCTTCTTTTACTGTTTCAGTTTCAGCTGAAAGTTTTTCTTCGTACTGTGCCTCAAGGATTTTAGTTTGTTCTTGGATTCTTGTCTTAACAGCAGCTTCAAAAATCGTAGCAGCTTTATCTTTGAATTCCTCAGATAAATCAGCGTCGCCTGAAACTAATGCTTTAACATCAGCAGATAAGTCGATCTCAACTTCTTTTGTTTCTTCTACTTTGTCTTCAGCAACAACTTCTTTGTCTTCTGTTGCTTCAACTTCTTCTTCTTTCATAGATGATTTAGGTTTTTGATCGTTTTCTAAAGAACCATCTTTAGCACTTTTCTTAGCTGGATCCGAAGTATTTTGTTTTGCCTTTGAAGCAGCATCTGGATTCTTGTCAGTTGGTTTTACAACTGGAGCGCCCATATCAACTGCGTCATTTTTAAGGTGAGTAGCTTCGCCAGGGGCAGCGTCTTTTACAGCCGCATTAACTTCCTCTAACTTTTCTACTTCTTTTGTAGTATCTGACATTCGGTCTCTCCTTGATTATTAGTAATTTAAATTTATAAATTTAAGTTATTATTATTTATATAATTAACCATCTTAATCCCTCGCAAATGTTATAATCTGCGTAGGTTATTTAAGTTTAGTTAAAAAGTCGTTAAAAATAGAGGCTTTTGTTTCTGCCAATTCAGCTCGTTTAGTGTTCTCTATTTGTCTTTTATAGTTCTCAACTTCCATACTTTTCAGTACTCCGTTGTCCCATACCCACTCTTTACCTTCCATAATACCTTCTACGAAAGCGTCAGGCGCTGATGGGTCTGCAACTATATCAGCCGCAGTAGCAAGATAAAAATCTTTACCGACAGTACTGCCTTGTATTGATCCCATACCTCTTGATGATACACCTAATTGAGCACCTTCGTCAATTAAATTCTTAACGATTTTACCGTACGGCGTATCCATTATCTTAGCCTCACCTATGAAGTTTTTACCTTCTGGTTTTAGACTAGTAATCATGTGTGAAACTCTTTCTAGGTTAACTGTTGGTCCGTCTGGATGTCCTAGTTCACCGAAAGCTCTTTTCTTGTTTATAAATTGTTCGTTGTATCTATTAACTTCTTTAGCAAGAGTTTGTACTGGATAAACACGACCATTACGGTTCTTAATATCCGCTTGCATAAAAACACCTCGTATCTTATAAGCTTTACCACCACTTGCAGTTGCTTCAGTTAATACTTCGATATCTTCTATTGTTTCTGTTATTAGTTTCATGTTCTCTCCACCTTCTCTTTGTTGTAAACTTTATCTACAATTCCTTTTTTTATATCTTCTTGTTTTACTTTGTACTTTTCAGCAAATGCTAATTTAAATTTATCTGCAATTTCGCCTTTACCTTTTATACCTACAATTCTTTCTAATATCGCTCTTGCGTTATCTCTAGCCATATTATCTTACTTCAATAATAATTGTGTAGTTATCACCTGCAACAAATCCTTTTGTTGAGATTAACACATCACCAGCAGGACTTGTGTTCGCTGTTAGTGTTGCGTTATTTGGAATACTATTACCTGAAGTATAGTAATCGTGATAACCTCTTCCAGAAAAGAATCCTATTGTTGCATTAGCGGAACTTGTACCACTACCTGCCCATAATAATTCTACTCCTGATTTACCATTGGTAGTATTAATTGCCCACCAAATCTTTGCAATAGTTTTTGTAGCGTCTTCGGTCATGAAAGTCAAAGCACTTGCATCCATTTTAGTCACAAGCGTTTCACCTGATCCATCACACATATTTGTAAACTTCATCACGGTTTTTGTACCAGATGTATCTACTATCGTTTGACTTGTTACCACATCAGCCATTAGTTATTTCTCCTAAATTCAGTCACTAACAAATAACTCTCTACATTTGAATCAGTTGTTAATAATATTTGTTTATCGTTACCAAACTTTAACTGATCAGGTCGTAATCCGTACTTACCTTTACCTGTTAAAGTCAAATCGTTTTCTTCACTAGAGGAACTAATCGTTATCGATCCTGTTCCTTTAATTAAATAATAACATTCTATCAAACTTACTAATGATTTATTATTACCACTTGCAAGTTCTTCAGCGTCAACTACTATCTGGTCAGTTTCACTTCCAATACCTTTTGATTGAACAATATATTTAGAAGTGCTATCCACAACCTTTGTATTCGCAATCGTCATAAGAATTACGCTGTAAAGTTTTCGTCTTTTCTTAATTCGATAATAACACTACCAGAAGTTCCTAATGCAGTCAACTCTAGGTCGCCTGAAGTAGCTGTCGTGTTAGTTGCGTTATTCGTAATTTTACCAGCAGTACCATCATAGTGACCTGTACCAGCAAGTTGAATTGCGATAGTATCAGATGAAGCACCTTTAAATTGTATCTGTACATGACCTGTATTATCATCAGCAGTACCTTGTACTAAACTCCACCAAACTCTAGTAATATCTAATTTTGCACCGTTAGCATGTCCAGATAATCCACTTGCGTCTAATATGTTTGAGTCAGCAGTAGTGTTATCATCCATGTTTACTAGAATAGTAACCTTACCACCTGACGCACCACCACCAGTTTCTACTACCGTATCTTTGAGTGTTCTTGTTGCAATTGCCATTTTTTATTTCCTTTAACTTAATATTTCATTGTCAAAATAGTCTTCTATAGCAGACACTTTAACATTTCTTTTTTTTGCTACTTGTTTGATAATACCATCGACCTTAGTTATGATCTCCCCCTTGGTATTACCTAACAAAGTAAATACATCTTTAACCGCCTGTTTTTCTGCA